TCGTGGAGCGATAGACATAGGCCATTTATTACGTTGGTTCAACCGTTATCCAGTGAACGTTGAAGTGAAAGGAAGCATGGTTGAGTTTAAATGTGAAAAAGTTTGGATTACAAGTAATTTAAGTCCTGATGATTGGTATCCTGATTGTGACGAAGAAACAAAAAGAGCTTTAAGACGAAGATTACGAGTGACTCATTTTAATTAATAAAAACCTTTTTCCTAACCTAACTTGGAAGCAAACTATCTTTCGTTACTTGAGCTGTTAAATTCTTATATTTATATGTACGAGTACAACCAATACGTAAAGTCATAGTACCAGCAAGAGCAGATGCATCGCCAACAGTTGCTTTAGCAACAAATATTAAACTCCGAGTAGCGCCACGTAAAACAAATCCTTGTTTATCACCTCCAAGACCAATTTCATTGGTATCATAAGTCCGATTACGACGATCAGTAATGCGAAATGTAGCATCTTGATTGGGTGGTAAAATAATCTTAGTCTTCTTTAAAATTTTCATCTTCGCAAATTTAATCAATTCTGGAAATTCAAATAATGTAGCTCCACGATTTTGAAGTGATAATGAACTACCAGTACCGATTGTATCAGTCTTCAATTCAGCATCATTTACCATATTAATAAAATAAGTATAAGAACAATCATCTCTATAAACGACATCATATACATCAACTTCAATTTGAGCTGAGCGCGGATCGCCTTCTTCAGGTTCAGATGTATTAGACATAGTGATATCCATAGTAGCTGTGTCAAAATAAACTTTACCGGAATTAACCGCAATTTCAGGATCATTGGTACGAATTTGCTTAATGTCTCGAGCGCCACATTCTCTTCCGATTGTATTGCCACCATTATTGGCATATAAGTGACAAATAGCATAGTTTTGCTGATTAACATCGGGCAATGACATTTGGGCTTGTACAGCATCATTAAAATGAACTGTTTTCGTCGCTAATTGTTTAAGTTGTTGTCCAACCCAACTTCGATATTTCTTAATTTGACGCCGTCGCACACCACGATTCTGTCGTCTGGCAACATATTGAACTTTGACATCCTTTTGCGCAGTAGCTACACCACCGCCACTATACTTTCGTTTGGTAGTTGTAGCCGTACGAGATCCTGCTCTCCAAGCTTTCCTAGCAACAGAAGCCAATTGACCTGCTGTAAAAACAGCAGCACCTAATCCATATCCACGGTTAAACATTCTACGACTACGTTCGCTAAACAAAGGACTTCTCTTACGTTTCATTAAAGAATAAAGATCGACTTTCGGTTAATTTTCAATTTTTCCGAAATTTATATTTTTTTTGGGACGTGGTTCGCCGATATAGTAAGTAATACTTCGGCGAACCGTTTGTACCATAGAGTAAGGTTAAGGCACAACCCTCGTTGCTCGGGTTGTCTTGCGGCCAAGGCCGCGCCAGCGAGGGTAAACCCTCGTACCACCTGTAGATAATGACCAAGTGGCTGGATCGTCCCTGCGGGGCTTACCCCTGAATCAGGGGTATGAGAAATAAGGGGTTGCCGCAGTGGGAATGCGGGGTGTGGGGCGGAGACTCCGCCTCCGCCTCAGCCTGTGGGGGTGTGGAGGTGTGGAGGTGAGGCTTTAAAAGCGCTGTTTCGCACGCAATTGACCTGTACCGACTCGTTCATTCGCTTCGTTAATGACAATTGATCAAGCCCGTTACTGGTTGCTTACAATTCCACAACATCAGTTCATCCCATACCTCCCACCATCTGTCGCTTACATCCGTGGCCAACTAGAACAAGGAAATGAGACCGATTACATCCATTGGCAGTTACTCGCAGTCTTCTCCAAGCCTACAAGACTCGCCGCTGTACGAAAGATCTTTGGTAATGTCCATGCCGAGCCTTCACGTTCGTCAGCCGCTACCGATTATGTCTGGAAGCAAGATACGCGAATTGAGGGAACTCAGTTCGAATTGGGAAAACTTGCTCTCAAGCGCAACTCTGCAACTGATTGGGAATCCATCCGCAATAGTGCAAAAAGTGGGAACTTGGACGATATACCGGCAGATGTGTACGTACGCTGTTACAACCAGCTCAAACGTATTGCTACCGATAATCTTGCGCCTTCTGCAATGGAACGAGAAGTTGTCGTGTATTGGGGTAGGACTGGAACAGGGAAATCTAGACGTGCATGGGACGAAGCAGGAATGGACGCATATCCTAAAGATCCAAGGACCAAATTCTGGGACGGATACAGAGGTCAGAAGAACGTTGTTATGGATGAGTTTCGTGGAGCGATAGACATAGGCCATTTATTACGTTGGTTCAACCGTTATCCAGTGAACGTTGAAGTGAAAGGAAGCATGGTTGAGTTTAAATGTGAAAAAGTTTGGATTACAAGTAATTTA